CATACACCTCTACCTCGGCGGGGTCAAGCCGCTGGCGGACAACCTTTTCGACGAACCCCTTGGCGGTGTATGTACCCCACAGGCTTGCGCCGTGGTGCGAGGGTCTGAGGGCCGATGTCCAGGGTGTCTCCCCTCCTATCCACATCAGCACGCGGCGCCGGAAGTCGGCCCCTAGCGCCCTTGCTATGGTCTCCAAGCTTCCCCAGTCATTCGTGTGGTCAGGGCCGTAGTGAGTCAGCAGACACCCCCCCGTGTAGTAGCCGTGACTCTGCACGTCTTTGGGGCACCTTACGTTGCTACCGTGCCCCTCTCCGACGACCATCCTTGGCGGCTCCCCACGGTCCTCTAGCCTGTGCCAAGGCTCTACCTCGTGCCATCCGCCGCCGTGCCAGTAGCGGTCAACGTAGCCCATCGGCACGTTGCCGATGATCACGAATCCCCGCCCCGCACGCAGCAGCTCCTGTGCTTGCCTCAACGTGTCGCTCACACCCTGTTCCTCCTTTCGGCCTTCACCTTGCTACCCTTGCATTGACTTTAGCAGCGGGCTAGGATACCTTGCGGCCCCCCATCGCTGGTAGTCATGGTCCAGCTCCCTGTGTCGTGCCACGGCAGCCTCCCGCCACCGCCCTGGGCCTCGCTCAAGGTAGCCGTCCGGCCCGATGCGTATGCTGCCCGACCGGCGGAAACGGCCCGAGCCCACCTCAACCTCGCGGTAGATGCTCCCGGTGATCGCCCCGTCCTTCTGCGGCTTACCCTCCTCAAAGTAGTACTCCCGGCCTGCTTCGTCGATCCAGCTCGTGCCCCACCTCCCCCCGGTGCAGACCGTTCGCAGGATTACTTCCAGTGTCTCGGCAGCTTCGACTCTGCATGAGTAACTCACGTGTGACTCCTCCTTTGCTTGTCGGCAAGCACGGCCTCCAGGGCCGCACGTCGTACGAGGGTAGCGTGTGGCCCCTCATGGCCTTCTGTGTGAGTCAACCTAACTGTCTGCGTAGATACAACAGCCACCTTGCCGTTGACGGTGATCCATAGCCGGTTTGTGGCCGGACTCCACGCGCGGTATCCGAGGTCGATTCCTCTCCCTTGCCCAATTTCTCTGACCTCCACCAGAGTTATCCATCCGTCTGCTTGGGCCGCACCCAGAGTGTCATAGTGAGCCTGCATTCTTGTCAGCTCTCCTTTCAAGCTCCCTGCCAGAACGACGGCAGGCCCATGCTGTCGGCCCGCGTCCACGCTGCGTCATGCGCGGCTTGTTCTGTGTCGTACGCCCCAACCTCGGTGCCGCTTAGCGTGCACGCCTGCCCTCCGAGGCAGCCGCCGACGAGGATCGTGCTCCACATACTATCAGCGGTTGCCGGTGGACGGACCGTCACCCCCACGATCCGGTGCGGGCCTACTGGTACTGAGTTGTGTCGGGTCACCCTCACTGGTCATTCCCTCCTTCTGTCGTCCGCACGCCCGGAGACACGCGCAGTGTGTCCCCGAGGCTGCAGGCGGTTAGACATCATACTTCGCGAATGTCGGGCCGATTGCGACGGCCGCGGCCCCATCCGCGACCGCCGCGTCGTACAAGTGGTCCAGCATTTCGGTCCACGCCTCCTTCGTCCGCACGACGAACGTCTGCGGTGGCCCGGCGTAGCGCCGGACCTCCTCCACGGTCAGCTCCCGCCCGCGGGCCTCGGGCGGGAGGTCGAGCGGCACGACTGTCACCATGCGCGCTGCCGCTGCGAGGTGCAGCGGCAGCACGCCCACAACGTGCCACCCGCGCACCTCCTCCTCGCTTACGTGCTCCATGATCTGGGCGTCGTCGGTGATGATGCCCTCCTCGCGGAGGTACGCCACCAGCGCCGGGTGCCGCGTTACAACGATTGTTTCCATTTAACTCGCCTCCTGCGCCTGTCGTGCGGGGCCTGGCGCCCCGTCCTGCCCTGGGCGTAAGGCCCAGGGCAGGACGGGAGGTCAGGCGTTAGGCTCCTGCCAACTATCGATGATCTGCAAGCACCGCTTGCAGGTCACCTCGCCGGTCAGCGGTGCCTCACAGAAGCCCAGGTCCGTCGGCTTGCCGGAAGGGGCATGGCTGTACTGCCATTCGCGCTTGGGCCGATGCCCCACTTGGTCATACGCTATGCCACACAGGGTACGGAGTTCGCCCCCCTCTAGGGACAGGGCGTGTTCTACACCACGCGCCCTGATTTCACCGTGCACCCCGCGCTGTATGCGTGCGATAGTGCGTCGCCTGCCCGCAAGCTGATCACGCTTACGCCGGGCTATTGCCTTGCGGTGATGGCGGCGTGCCCTCTCTACGGTCTCTTGCGTCATGATCCCCATCTGTCTCTCCTCCTCTGTTGTCTGCACGCTCATGTGCATACAGACGGCTACTCAACCGTGCGGCCTGCCAAGCGCGGCCCGCGCCGCGTCGATCACGGGCCGCCTCTCCTGCGCCGCCGCGACCGCCTGGCGGTACCGGTCCGCCAGCGTGTCCTCGCTACCCGGCGGCAGGGAGTAGCAGCTCTGGCCGTTATACGCCCACGCGTGCGTGCGCCCTCGCAGGACGTAGGTCACATACTCTACGCATCCATCCCGGTAGCACACCACGGGGACATCCGCACGCGTGCACGCGGCTGCCTCACGTTGTGCGCCACCATGCGTTAGCGCATCGGGCCTAATGCGTTTCACGTGCAGTCCCTCCTGTCGCCTATGTAGGGCCTGGCGCCCCGTCCTGCCGCCGGGACGGTGCCCGGCGGCAGGACGGGAGGTCAGGCGGGATCGGCCTCGCGCGTCGGGGCTTGGCGCCAGATCACGGTACGCAGCGCCTGATAGCGCGTGTTGTCCCACAGCCGCAGGGCCTTCCGCGCCCTCCGTGTGACCTCCCGCAACTCCGCGGCGGCGCTTACATATCCGTCTGCCGTGAGCCGCTCGATCATCGCCTCATACAGATCGAGGCGGTCCCACCCCGATGCCCGCCGGACTGCGTTGGCCCACTGCTCTACACTCTCCTGCGTGAGTGCAGGTGGGGCCGCCGTCAGGCGGTGCGCCATGTCGTCACCGAGCTCCCGTGCATACTCTGTCCAGGCGTTGCCTGTGGTCATACGCCTCGCCTCCTACTGCTACCGTCTACACGCCCGGGGGCACGCATTGTGTGCCCCCGAGCCTGTGGGCGGGCTACCACCAGTCCTCCCCGTCGGCAGGGGTTTCCTGCACTACCTTGGCGGCCCGCAGGAGGAACTGCTTGACCTGTGAGCTGCTCAGCAGGTGGAAGGGGTCGCTGTGATCCCTTTTCCCTGCCAGGCAGTAGGGCTTTCCGTTGACGCTCACGGGCCAAACTAGGTGCTCCTCCCCATTTCTTTCGCCTACGTAGTACTCTTCATCCGGCGAGAGGTCCCACAGCGTAGCCCCCTTGAACTGTACCGTCACCTCCCCACCCCCACCGTTCGGGTGCTCTATGAGGTCCCTGGCAGCCCCCGGGTCGCCGACGTAGCCGTCTGTGCCCGTGGCCACGCCCGTCAGGTCGTCGAGGGCCGCCGCCACTGCCGCGGCCATGTCTCCGCGTCTGTCCCACCTAGTCATCCGTCGTCGCCTCCTACTGTGCCTATTGTGCGGGGCCTGACGCCCCGTCCTGCCGCCGGGGTCACACCCGGCGGCAGACCGGGAGGTCAGGCTTGGAGGCTTGCTTCCACCTCCTCCCGGAGGGCGTCCGGGATCGCCCCCGGACGCGGGAATTCATCTGACTCCAAGGATGGTATGTCGTTCACACACGTGAAGACGTTGACGCTCCTCGCCCTGGACTCACGTGTCCAGGGCGTTTCCCCCTCCGTAATCACCACAATCCATCTGCCCCCCTGCTCGTAGACGGTCCACCTCATCCACCGCCTTCCGTTCCCCCCTGTCTCATACGTCCCTAGTTTCCGTGATGTGATCATCATTGTCCTCCTCCTGCTGTCTCCTATGTGGGGCCTGACGCCCCGTCCTGCCGCCGGGTGTGACCCCGGCGGCAGACCGCGGAGTCAGGCGGGATCGGCGGAGCGTCGCAGGGCCTCGGCGAATATACGGTCACGAAGGGTGCGGATCACCGCTTCTGCCTCGACCGTTACATAGCCGCGAATCTCCCTGCGGTTCGCCGCTTCCTCAATCGCCCGGCGCCACTTGTCCTTGCCGCCGGGCCACCTGTCCGGCGACCATTGCCAAGGCTTCTCTGGATCGGGCTCGACCGGACGATATTGTGATTCGCGCAGGCGGTGCGTCAGGGCGCCCTCGACGAGGTTCAGCTTCTGTCGGATCGGCGCCACCCGTTCCCACCGGTCACGCTGCTTGGCGTTCGGAAGGCGTCCCTTGGCGAACCGGAAGCGGCCCAAGGGCGTGTCCACGAGGACCCCGCGCGTGATCTTCCGGCCTTTCGCGCTGAACTTAGCCCGGCCCCCAATAGGCCGAAGCGCCTGAATCTCGGCGTAGATAGGTTCGGAATAGCCGCGGATGGCCTCCCGGACCCGATCCCGCGCGGACTTCAGCTCGTCCTTGGTAGCCTCCCTGTTCTCGGCTACCAATCTTGCTTGGCGTATCAGCTTCCTGTCGTCGGCTGTCATCCGTCGTCGCCTCCTGCTGTCTCCTATGTGGGGCCTGACGCCCCGTCCTGCCGCCGGGCGCAACCCCGGCGGCAGACCGGGAGGTCAGGACTGTGCCGCCTGCTCTAGTCTGCTGCAGACCTCCTTTCCGGCCCCGCGTCGGTGCGCCTCCAGGAGTAGGTCAACGAGGCTTGCGGCCTCGTTGCCACCGCCGCGAAACGTGCTGACGATCTTGAGCGCCTCCTCGGCGCCCGGGCCGTTGTGGGCGCAGATGCGCCTGCGCCATGACTCCAGATTGCGTGTTACATGCCTTGTCATTCCCGCTACCTCCTCGCGTCTGTCGCGTCTGCACGCCCCGGGGCGCGGAGACCGCGCCCCGAAGCCTGCAGGCGGCTCTACCTCCCGCGCAGGACCTGCAGGCAGTCCTGCAGGTTGCGCCGATGGTGCGCCAAGGCGTGACTGATCCACGCTTCTGCCTCTTCCGGCCCGGCACCCCACTTTGCTGCCTTGCACGCGATACGGCGTGCAACCTCCCGCGGCGGCGTATACACGTGCATGTTGTCTACCAGCAGCTCCACTATTGCGTTCATGTTCGCCTCCTCGCGTCTGTCGCGTCTGCACGCCCCGGGGCGCGGCGGAGACCGCGCCCCGGAGCCCGCAGGCGGCTAGCTGTAGCGGGTCTCGCTCTCGCGGAGGCAACGGGTGCAGTAGACGCGTACCCACAGCTCTCCGTGTACACTGTCGGCAATGCTTGCCAGGACGACTGTTCTCTCGCTTCTGCAGATCGGGCAGGTCCCGGCGCGGGTGCCGTTGCGCAATGCCTGTGTGGCCATGTCTCTCGCCTCCTGCTATTGTTGTGCGCTTCTGCCGAGGTATTCGCCGCCGCGGCCCGGCGCACCTCCTCCACCTCCCTCCACCTCCCTCAAGAGTTGCTCATGATACACGAACGATTCTGCGAACTGTACAGGTTTGGCCGCCTAAACCTCCACCGAACAACCGTTCGGATAGAGTTAGCCCGGCCTAACTTGCCATTCGCCGCGAACGCGCGTTCGAACGTGCCTGCACGCGTGTCTGACTGCGACCGTGCTCGACTGCGACCGTGCACGATGGCGATCCTGCACGCCAGCAGCTCTCCACGCCAGCACGCCAGCACCGTGCACGATGGCGATCCTGTTCGACTGCGACCGTGCACGATGGCGATCCTGCACGCCAGCACCGTGCACGATGGCGATCCTGCACGCCAGCACCGTGCACGATGGCGATCCTGCACGCCTGGAGGGTTAGGGCCATAGCCGCCGAGGAAACGCGTCAGGGAGGCTTACAGGCGGCTTAGACGGCGCCCTAGGAGGGCCGGGCATTCCCGTTTACCAGTAGTTATCAGGCATTCGGCGGCGGATGCTGCGGAGGGCCGATACCACGCGCACGTTCGGCGCGCCCAGGCGCGGAGGCGGAATAGGCCCTCTTTATATTGTACGCGCGCGCGGCTACAATGGTCGCTTGTGTGGACTTTTTGTTGCAAGGGTGTGGCTTTGTTATGATGTGTCTGTGGGAAAGGAAGGATAGGGAATGGAGGATCGTTGAGCCACCGGACACCATTTGTTGCGTGGCGTCAGATGAAGGGGGCACAAGAGAGTGTATGGATGCTGTACGTGGGGGAACACGGTCTAAGTGGGGTGGGGCTTGACAGAGGGCGGGCTTTAGGGTAAGATGTTGTAGTAAGTAGGAGGGGAGGTGGGGCACATAATAGAGCAGGTAGTGGGTTTAGTTGGTGAGACGCTGAGGGACAACGAGTTCTTCAGTGGCGGTTTTGTTCTTTTGTTGGTTGGGGCTCTTGTGGCGTTGCTGCGGAATGCTCCAGGCAGGATATGGTCGGCCGTTTTGCGGCGTTTGACGGTCAGTATAGAGATCACTGCACGTGAGGATGCTTTTTTATGGCTTCAGGTGTGGTTAGCGAAGCAAGGGTATACGAGGCGTGCGCGGCGTTGGCTTGTAGTTGGGCGGCACGGTTCGTCAAGCGAGTTCGCTGAGAGGGTAGATGGGGGTGGTGGTGATGCGATGCTTGTTCCTGCGCCGGGGCAGCACTTATTTCGTTATGGGCGTGGTTGGATATGGATGACGTATGTTCGGGAGCCGATGCGGATGGAGAGTGGTTTACTCATTGGGTATGACGAGCGGATTGAGTTACGGCTTTTTGGTCAAGATCAGTCGGCGGTGGAGTTATTGCTGCATGAGGCACGCGAGTTGGCTATGCCATCGAAGCCTAACGTTACGCATATTCGCGTGGCTCTGTGGGGTGATTGGCGGATGTTAAGGTCTCAGAAGGCGCGTTCTTTGTCTTCGTTGGTGTTTGATGATGGTCTTTCAGAGGATTTGCTTGAGGATATTCTGCGGTTTAGGGAGTCTGCGTCTTGGTATAGGTCGCTTGGTATTCCGTACCATCGAGGGTATCTTTTGTCTGGTCCGCCTGGGAATGGTAAAAGCAGTCTTGTGGTTGCGTTGGCGGGGGAGTTGGGGATGGATTTGTGCATTGTGCCGTTGGACACACGGATGTCTGATGACCGGTTTAGGGGCTTGTTGTTAGATGCTCCTGACGACAGCTTGTTGTTGGAGGACATTGATAAGGTGCCTTTGTGCACTGATGACTCACGCAGGGGGGATGAGGAGGTGCTGACGCTTAGTGCTGTTTTGAATGCTTTGGATGGTATTGTGGTGCGGGAGGGGCAGATTGTATTCATGACGGCGAACGACACAAGCAGGGTGCATCCTGCGTTGTTGCGCCCTGGTCGTGCGGATGTTCATTTGCGGTTGGGCAATGCCAGTGTAGGACAGGCTTGCTGCATGTTTGAGAGGTTTTATGGGTCGGATGGGTATGCCGAGCAGTTTGGTAGGAGTGTTGGGGGGAAGGGTATAAGTATGGCGGCGCTGCAGGAGCACTTGATGCGGTATAGGGACGACCCTTGGGGGGCTCTTACGAATGTGGAACACCTATTGGTGGGCTGTAGTTGAGAGGGTGAGTGATGTTGCTTCGGGATGCACACTCGTTGTATGTTACGCAGGGCGATCCAGAGTATTTTTCGTGGGATCGTGTAGTGGCAAGGCATAAGGAGGCGGAGGGTAATCCGACGTATGACGAGGATTGGTTTGGGGGGGAAGGGGGTCGTGAGGGGGACAGGGTTGGGCTAAAGTCGGAGGGTTCCGATGATTGAGCGGCCGACGATGTTGTTGCCTGCGAGCTTTGGGGGGCCGGGTGGGGAGTATGGAAGGACTGTTCGGGAGGTTCGGGAGGCTCTTCAGGGGCGTGTTCTTTTTGTTTATGCTTACCCGAAGTCTGTGGGTAGGAATGGTCGGAGGAGTACTGCGACGCCGGTAGAGGGGCTTGAGGTACAGGAGTTATCGAGCTTTGAGGTAATGGGGGCGGCTCTTTCTTACTTGCGGCCGGACTGGACAATACCCTATCGTGTGTGGTATACTACTTGGGGGAGTGCTCGTCAACATGCGAACTTGTACTTGCAGCATTCTGGGCATGTGGTGGTACCGTGCACGGGCACAACGATTGTGCCTGATGTGCCGGAGGAGTTTGTGATAGGTTATGACTGCAAGCACCAGCGGAGTTCGAGCGAGGTGCAGGTACCGACCGCACAGCTTGTGGGCCGTCGTGTGTGTTTGATGGGTGGGATACCGAGGCGGCAGTTTACGACGTGGTGTGAGTTAACGATTCAGGGTGTGGAGGTTGTTGGTGTTTGCTGGGCTCCCTGTTGGTATTTCAACACCGTTGCTACAGGGGTGATCTGGAATGAGTATTTGGAGCGGACTTCGGTTGTGGGGAGCCCGATGTCGAAGGCGGCGTTGTTGGTAAAGAGTGTAAAGAACGCCCTTGCATGGTGGGAGTTGGGAATACGGCGGGTGGAGAGGTGGCTGAAGGACCGGCCTGTCGTCCAGGTCTGAACACGTATGAGTGTGCGGTTCGGTCTTACGAGCGGCTTCGCTCGACGGTTAAAGGCCAACGAGAGCCATGGGTATCGTTGAGGGACGTACCGTTGTTGCTTGGCTTGAGTACGCTGCAATTGCGGAACTTAAGGCGCACGAGGCCGGAGTTGGGCAGGCGGTTGCCTATCTACGATTTAGAAGGTAAGCGGCCCTATATGTCGATCTACGATATTTGGGAGGAGGCTCGGTGGGTACGTTATGGTGATATTTGTCGTGCGTTGAATGTAAAGGAGGCCACGCTTGAGCGGTGGGTGACGTTCTATGGCTTGCTGCGGTCTGAAAAGCGCGAGCTACACCGGGTTAACTGTTGTCCACTGGAGGATGTGTTGTCGATGAGGATACGTCTTATTGTGAAGGGGTTGGTGGGTCATCGGCTGACACCTTGGGGTGAGATTGATGCGTGGGTAAGTATGGGGCCGTCCGCGGTAACTAGGGAGGCCGCAAGGCAGGCCGTAGAGGAGTTGAAGGAAGTGCCGTGGGGTGATGGCGATGGATGATTTTCTTGAGGGACTTGGGCAGGAGACGGCGTTGAGTATTGTTGATGAACACTCCGAGGTCTCCCCGTACCATGATCGCGAGCAAGTGGAGGAGAAGATCGAAGAGGCACGTAAGCTGGCGAACCTAATTGATGAGTCTCGGGATGCTATACGTGCGCTGCCGAGGACGAAGGATGATGCACGGCGCAGGTTGGCCATGGCACGCTTTGCTGAGACTTTTGGGATGGCGGCCCCGAGCGGTATGAGTCTGGAGACCTACCAGGCGGCGATGCTTATCGGTCGTGGTTTGACTCATGAGGAGGCTGCGGACGCTGTAGGGTTGCAGTTGTCTGAACTCTATCAGCGCATGGATGGGGAGTTTCGCCGCGTATGTACGTTTTGGTACCACCGGACGTTTGAAGAGTACTTCTCGCATATGATTCGTATCATCGACTTCCTGATTGAGTCTACTACCGACCCGGAGACTCTCATCAAGTTGGTGACGCGCATGGAGAGTCTGGCGGACCGGGCAGAGGACAGGGAGCGGTGGCTGACAGAGATTCACTTGCGGGAGAGAGAAATTCGGGCCAGGGAGCAAGAGACCGATGCCTACGTGCAGAGTGTGAGCCAGCTTTCTAAGTTGGTGCCGGGTGAGACCTTAGAGGCCATTGACGTAGAGTTTGAGATCGAGGAGGCTCAGGATGGTTAAGCCATTTCCGGTACATTGGGGTGGGCCGCCTCACCAACGTGCAGGTCTCACTGTCAAAACTGTTAAGGGGCTTGGTGAATCTCCACCACTGCTGACGCTTGTGGGCTGGGGAGCCCTACAGTATTGGTCTACGGAGCCATCGTCGGTACTTAGCCTGCGGGGGGTGCTTCCTCAGTGGTTGCTTGATGAGGCCGATGTGCCTGGTATGGCCATTCGCGTAAAGGATGGACGCGCTGTGCCAACGGGTGTATTTGACGTTGCTAACGCTTGGCTGGATGCGCACGTTTCTTATAGTTGGCCTGGACCAATAATTTCATGTTGGCTTGCGCAGAGTCGTAGTGTGGTATTTGCGGCTGTGTGGCTGGCTCACCATCACCAGACCGGGCTCACTCGGGTGTTTGAACACCTTTATGCTCAATATTCAGCAATGGCTCCTCATATTGAGCTGGTGCGGTCCGCTTACCGTTGGGCCGGGGAAGAAATACCGGAGGAAGTGGCAAAAGCACACTCTGAAGTATAGAGTTTTGGGATATGATCTCTACTGCGGTCTGCCGTCGAGGAGATACAACAGCGCTACCCTAATCGCAGGGTCATTCGCCTTAATGATGGCCGTGCCGTTGCTCTGCCTGCCTACTATAGTGGCCCCAAGGGCGAAAAGCGGTGGGAAGCCCTTAGTAGTAAGATTCGCGGGCTTGTGGTGAACTCCATCGTTTCGTATCGGTGGTTTTTTCATCACATCTTTTTACACTTCCAGTCTGAGGTAGACCGTGAGCAATGGCCCTCGACTCTTCCGCGTCACTGGGGGGAGTTCTGTGATGACATACAGGCTGCATTGCCTCCTCAACTGTGTCCTTTCACGAAGCCCCCGACTGGTACACATGTCTACCGTATCCAGCGCTTGTGGCCGACAGGATCCGGGAAGACGCTTGTGGCCGTACTTGGGTTTCCCCTTTACCTCATAGGTATAGACCCAGATATTACGTGCTTGTTGGGAACCTCAACTAAGACTCTGGGTACCCGCCGTGTGGAAGTGCACCGCCTTCACCTTGTTCAGAACCAGCTTTATCACTTGGTTTTCGGTCCTCAGCATAGTGAGACCAGCACGAACGTATGGAAGAGCGATAAGATATGTGTGGACCTCAAGCGTGACCAGTCCTCGGGTAACGTGGAGGTCTTTGGCTATGGTGGTGCTGTGGAGGGCGTTCGTTTCGATGTGGGAATCACGGACGATGTAGTTACGAAGGACAATTGTAAGACGGCGGAGAGCCGAGAAAATGTCTACAACTGGATGCATGGACCATTTCATTCTCGGCTGCATCCCCATCGCCGTCTATGGATCAACATAGGCACTGTCCACAACGCCGGTGATGCTTATTGTCGCATTGAAGCCGACGGTGAGGCGCGGGGAAACTGGGATTGTAAGACTTACAGGATGGTGGACACAGATCGACCCGGCTGTCCGTGGCCCCCCGAGTTGAAGGACCCCGACCGCGGTTGGCGCATGGATAACGTCGTTATTGATGAGCGGCTTAAGGATTACCTCTTGTGGCCGGAGTTTTGGACGCCTCAGAAGGTTGTCGAGGATTATATTTCGGACCGCTATGCGTTTGCTTTGACTCGCCAGAACCGACCGCGTGATCCTGAAAGCAAGCTGTTTCAGCATGATGTATTGGAGCATTACTGCCGTGCTGATGGCAAGCCTCGGCCGGACGGTAGTGTGAAACCATTACTGTCGTGTTGGGACTATAACGTTGGCAGACCTGAGCCTGGTTCTAAGATTTACGACGAGTGGGTTTCGCAAGGCATGGAGATTGGTCGCATTGTACTGTCTATCGATACGGCCAGCACTGTACCACGGGCTGGCTCGGACCCCGATTACACGGTGTTCGAGCTGTGGGTTATGGATAAGCGCAGTAAGAGTCGTGTGTTGGTGGATCTTCTTCGCTGTGCGGCGGCTTAGGCGGTGGGTTGAGGGGTATAGGCCAGACTTCGTGGTCTTTGAGAGTAATGCAATGGCTCGTTGGATTGCGGTTGATGTACAGGATCGCCTTGGGATACCTATCGTCAAGTCCGAACTAAAGGATACAAAGATCGAGGAGATTGAGAGCTTTCGGGACTTGGCGGAGGCCCACCTAATGCTTTACGCCTTTGCAGATGATGGGATAACGCGCCAGCGCATTCAGGTCTTTGAGCAAGAGTTAGAGGGGTACCCAGATGAGGCTCCACATGACGACACTTTGATTGCGGCCATTCATGCGATGCGGAAGCTCCGACCCGGTGACCTTGGTGGCATGCGTGTTCACGTCGCTGGTAGTGCAAAGAAGGCTGAGAAGAAGGCGGTGCCGATAATGGGGCCCGTGGATATGCATGCTCCTACGCCGGAAGAGGAGTGGCGGCGCGATCTTATTGCCATGCGCAGAGCGGCTGGGATATCGTTCGGCCCCAAAGAAAGCAGGGACGCCTGATAGTACGCCAGCGGGGAGTGTTATTGGATTCAAGGAGGTGCAGCGGCAATTTCTCTCCTGACTGAAGTACAGGGGTCTTCTTGCCGCGATTGAGATGATGCACTACACATTCGAGGATGGGAACGGCGACGCGATTAAGGCTGCCGTCATTAGCGACCCGGATGGCTCTATGGCTGTTAAGTACCTTAACGCCATGGGGCGGTTCGGTGTGCAGAAGGCAGACAGTAGCCAGGTACCAAGTGACGGTATGGGTGCCTATTACGAGGCATATGCGGTCGAGCCTCCTCCGGTGCTACCCTATTTCTATAGCGAACTCTATCGCCGGGACGACACCGTGCGGGCCTGTGTGGACGCGCGGGTTGAGGCGGTTGCCAAACAGGGATGGCGCATTCGGCCGCGCAGCGAGGTATGGCCGGGGCTGCATGCTGGGGACCCTCGACCGCGATCTAAAGAGCTTGATTACGATCTTCAAGACCGCATTATACAGTTCTTTGAGGGCGGGTTGCCCGACTACGATTTTTCTGAGATGCTCTCTGCTTGTTGGCTTGACCTAATGACGACCGGGAACATGTACATTGAGTTGATTCGGGATGCACGGGGCAAGTTGGTGAAGATGGCTCGTGCACCCTCGGTGACGATGCGCATCGCCCGTGGCGTTCCTGGTTTTGTACAGCAGCGGGGGCACAATAAGCAGTGGTTTGTGCGCTATGGGCAAGATGCAAAGGCGATCCGGCTCCGTCGCAAGGATCAGGAACCACTTCGTACAAAGGAGGGAAGCGAGCTCCTCAGTCAACAGCCTCTCTTTCTTCCCGTTTCGCTTGGGGAGGGGAGTGCGTCTGATTTTGTGCCTGGCAACAACTTTCAAGATTGGCTGAGGAAGGCGCGCAGTGACGGGGATGAGATTACGACGAAGGTCTCTGAGATAATACACGTCAAGATACCGACTCCCAAGGACATCTCATATGGTGAACCACCGATTCTGTCGGCTGTGGAGAGCTTCCTTGGCGGTCAGAATGCCAGGCTGTTCATGCTTTCGTACTTTGACAACGCTACTGTACCTCGTATGGCTATTTTCATTAAGGGCGACGGGGCATTGAACCAACAGGTGCTTCAGCGTATTGACGATTGGATGAGCAGCCAGAACAAGCTTGACGCATTGAACCAGGTACTCGTTGTGGAGGTGGGAGAGGGCACGGATGTCACCGTGGAGAGGATGTCGAGCGAACAACTGCGTGACGACGGGGGGTTCCTTCGCTACAAGGAAACTTGCAGCCAAGCTATCCGCCGGGCCTACCGAACGCCCCCTTCGGTGACGTTCGACCTGGAGGGCCTGAACCGCGCGGTAAGTTCCGAGGCCGACCGGAAGTACCTTGAGCTGGTGGTTCGGCCGGACCAACGCTTGGTGGAGGCCAGATTCAATAACCTGATTGAGCGGGAATTCAACACACGAGATTGGGTACTGGACCTCACCGTGCCTGACCTGAGCATGATTCAGGAGCGGAGGCAGCTTTGGGAGATGCTGCTTCTGCGGGGTGCTATTTCCATCAACGAGGTTCGGCGGGAACTCGGTCGGCCGTCCATTCCTGGTGGTGATGTGCCAATCTTGTTCATTCCGGGACAGGGTTATGTTCCCTTGGATGCGTTCGCTGACCGGGGGGGTGTTAAGGAGATGTTGGATAGCGGTCGGGGTGAGATGGAGACCAGTGATCTAAAGACACCGCCGAAGGCGGCAATCAATGTAAGTGCTGGCCAAGAGCTATCGACCGGGCTTCAGTTTGAGTTTGCACATCTTGCAGAGCAGTTGGGTGTGGGGACGCCAGAGGAGCGTGCCGCGGCATTCCCAGAGGCCTTTCCTGCTACTTGATCGGCGTCGTTAGGAATGGGCTTGACAATAGTGCCGTAGTTGTGGTATACTTGTATTGTGGTATACTATATAAGCCTCTCACCCCCGCCGTAGGCGGAAGGAGTGAGTCGTGTGTAAGCACCAGTGGGCCACGGCACATTGTCACCGACGAAATGCAATTTGGTGCATGGAGGTTCATAGGTGGGCGCTGACTTTACGTTCAAGGCAAGTGTTGAGCCGGATACTGCGCGTGATGTGCCGTATCCATTTGTGGGGATTGCGAGTTCGACTCGTGTAGACCGGGAGCATGAACGGATTAGTGAGAAGGGCCTTGCCTCGATGTGCGACCAGGTGCCAATGGTCCTGGGCGTGGCCGATAGCCATCAGGCCGCCATAGTGAATCCTATGGCTGAGGTTGGTGAGATTACAGAGATCAAGGCTGATGGTGACTCGCTGTATATCAGTGGCGGTCTTGATCCTGACCATCCGAACGCTGCATTCCTTTACAAGAAGGTGAAGGCAGGCACCGCCAAGTTGTCCATTGCCGGTAAGGTCCTTGCCGCCTCTCGTAACGTGTGGGATGAGGACACCCAGAAGAATATTGCGGAGATTGATGAGATTAAGCTGGACCACATTCTTCTTTGCCGCCAGAATGCGGCGGTCAACCAAGACAGTACCATCATCGCCCAAGCCGATGATGGTGACTGGGCTGATGCAATCTTCAAGGCTGCGGCTGAGTTGGAGGATGTGGACAAGGCGGTATGGTCAACGGCCTACATCAATGATCTGCCGGACTCCCACTTTCTCTACATTGAGCCGGGGGGCAAGAAGGACGCAGAGGGTAAGACGGTTCCGCGGCGGCTTCGTCACTTTCCATACAAGGATGCCCAGGGGAATATTGACCTACCGCACCTGCGCAACGCAATCGCACGCGCGCCACAATCTAATCTGCCGCAGTCCGTGATTAAACGCGTGCAGGCTAAGGCTAGGCGCATACTTGCACAGCAAACGTCCGGTAAGGCGCGGGAGACACAAGGCCGCATGGGAGGGTTCGGTGAGGGTCCTGGTGGTGTATGTGTTTGTCCTCAGTGCGGGTATGAGGAGACTCATACTATAGGTGAGCCCTGCTACAATCTGCGGTGCCCTGAGTGTGGCGCACAGATGGAGCGGAAGATCGAACGTGCGATTGACGACATAATGGAGGCCGTTACAGATGTCAGGGGCGACGGTGGCAGGATTGTTGGTTACGTTGTAGAGAGCATCGTCGAGCGCCTTTCGAAGGGCAATGAAGCACTATCCGAACTCCCCGTAGATGAGGGAACAACCATGGCCGAAGACGTTGTTGGAAGGCTGACTGATCTCATTGAGACGTTGGTTGCGGGCCAGGCCCCGCCTGCCGAGTCGGCCACCGAGGAGTCCGTCCCCGAGGACGCCGAGAAGGCCGATCCGCTTCCTGATGTTCTGGAGGTTCTCAAGCAGGTAGGAGATACGATCAAGACGCTTAATGAGCGGGTCTCCAGTCTTGAGCAGGCAGAGGAGACGGCAAAGGCAGAGGAGTCTGAGGATGAAGAGGAGACGACTGTGGAGGAGGAGGATACTGAGGGGGACGGCGAACAAGGGTCAGAGGATGTAAACATCGACGTTGGTGAGGCGCTAAAGACCATCGTCGCCGCCATTGCAGAGATACGGACAGACGTTGCTGCAACGCGCGACACTGTTGACGCACAGGCGGAGCGTATTACGAACCTTGAGAAGGCGTCGCCCTTGAGCGCACAGCCCACGGCGAGTAAGGACACTGTTGAAACCGGCGCAGGTGAGAGTTCCACGCCGGTTCAGGATCTTCTGAACCGGTCGAATCAGTGGGCACGGTAACTTCTGCACCTGCGACGCTTGAGGGTGACGCAAATGGCACCTCAGTCAGATTGTTGGTGAGGTCACTGTCGGGCAGGGTAGCCCTGAACAGATGATTCAGAAGGCCCTGACCTCGACGACTCCGTCCACGGCGGCGCAGTGGCTCTCACCGACGCAGGCTCGGCAGTTTGTTCGCCTTGTGGTGGACGAGACGGTCGGGCTAAAAATGGCACAGACCGTTGAGGTTGAGGGGCCGTCGTATGAGGTCTCCAACATGAACATTGAGGACGGGTACTACGCTGTTGGCTTGCTTGGCACTGCTCGGATCGATGCAGGGGATGAGGTCACTCCGGTCTTTGCTGAGCGCACACTGAACCCTGTATCGTTCGATCTTCGCCTTGCTATTGAGCAGACGGTACTCAAGCGCTGGAACATCGAGCGCGAAGGTATTCAGAACACGGCCGACGAGATGCTTGGCACTTACGTTGGCAACATTCTGGAGGATGAGGCGTGGAATGCTGTTGCCGGTGGTGCTAGCCCGGCGTGGCTGACCCATGCCGGTACCGGTGCTCTGACTACGATTGACGGTTGGCTTCAGATCGCTATTCAGGCGGCCCATGTCATTGACTTCAATGGCGCACGAATGTCTAGCGACATCTTCCATCGGATGCTGCGTGCCCTTCCGACCAAGTGGCGTGGCAAGGGTGAGGAGTTCTATTGCTCGTCCAATACGGTTTTGGAGTGGCATCGCTACATCGAGCGGAACCGTGCCACAAACCTTGGTGACGTGGCAATGGTTGATAAGGCGATACCGCGCTTCCACAGCCTCCCTGTGAATCCAATCCCGAAGATTCGGGACGACTATCCCGGGTTGGGCAGCCTTTCCGGCTCGCCTGATGGCTACACTAAGGTCATTTTGACGCGGCCCGACAATCTGGTTGTTGGCTACAACCCCCAGATGCGGGTGTTCGTTTCGAATCGGGACGATGGTAAGGTTCAGTATATCAACTACTGGGGTATGTTCGACGTTGAGATCATCAACGTTGACCGTGTTGTGGTTGGCTACAACATCAACCCGCTTGCTGCTACAAGCTGACCTAACCTATTGATGTGCTTGTGGAGGAGTGCCACCATGGCTGAGCTGCTAGCATGACCTGACCTACCGATGTGCTTATGGGGGAGGGTCGTCGAGCCCTCCCCCGGATGGACCTCTACTATAACGAAGGAGGACGACTATGCCAACAAACGTTTGGATGGTTGGTAACGAACAGCGAGGCTGCCCAATAAGTAAGACCATAATGATCCCGGCCGCGCTCGACGACCGTGGCGAGCCGCTTGGTTATGACTTCTATCGCAACCAAGCCACCCCGGTCGCCGATGAGCACTTGGAGTTTATCCTATCACAGACGGTGATGGACAAGCACAACAATCCCATGCATGTCTTTCAGCTTGAGCCACCTGCGGTGGAACTAAACGACGCTGAACGCATGAGGATGCAGATTGAGCACCAGGAGGACCGGATCAATAGCCTGACGGCGTTGGTTGCCAGTCTTGTTGAAGACAATCCTGAGATGGCAGCCAAGCTGACTATGGCGGACGCGGAGGATACCAGCCTCCTTAAGGGCCTCGACACAGAGGGGGATTGAGTTGTGTCTGTGTCGATTCGCTGTGCGGAGGCGCTTTCCTACCGCTGTGATGGCTCTCGACTTACCCGTCCTTACTTCATCACTGATGATGCTTGGACGCCGGTCGAGAGTGCCGGTGATCTAGAGTATCTCCTCAATCACCGCGGAGTGCTTTTTGAAGAGAAACCGGAGTTGGGCTACCGCTACTATCAGTGTAGAGCGGACAAGCCCCAGGTTGTGCATCTCCCTGGCGGCGATAGAACGTTCTGGCCTGGGGAGACAGTAGCTGCTAACGGTGTCCTGTCCCGTATACTTAAGTGGCACAGTGGTTTCTCTCGTGTGCCAGTTGTGGAGATGCTCCAGGCCGTTCCCAACCTACGGGTCCTAGTTGTTCGTAACGGCGGTCTCGGCGATGTATTGATGACACTTCCGTGCATTGCACGACTGCGACACGACTTTCCTGCGGCCAGTGTTTCTTACTCGACTGCGCCTGGGCTCACTCGACTGCTGACTACCAACCCGCTGGTGGATGCAGTCTATGCCTCTCTGGATGCCTACCAGGATGGGCCCTTTGGTTATGTGCTTGACCTGGGCTACTGGGCCGAGAGTGCTCCTGGGATTGAGCGTTATCATCGGTCTGACATCTTTGGTCATGCCTTTGGATATGAGGATGTAAAGGGTTATGGATTTGACTACAGGGTGTTGGACCATGAGCGTGCGTGGGCTCAGAAACTGGTTGGTGACAAACCAACCGTGGCCCTACAGGTTGCCGGTAGCATCAACCGGAGGACTCCACCTCGGCAGTGGATGGTAGAGTTCCTTTCAATGCTCCACAAGCAGGGCTTTCAGACGGTGGTCTTTGGACAGCGCAAGGACCCAGACTTGGACTCTGAATTGAATTTGACAGGGAATCCTCCGCTCTGGCAAGTCTTTGCGGTGCTGGAGCAGTGTGTGGGCATTGTGGCCGGTGATAGTGGCATCTTCCACGCAGGCAATGCGTTGGGGAAGCCCACTGTGGGCCTCTTTGGCCCCGTGGATCCGAAGCTAAGAACAAGGGATCAACCATTGTGTCGTACGGTAACGGGGAATGAGGCTGCTAACTGCCCACCCTGCAACGACCATCAACTGCACACCTGTGAGGGCTATCCTCCGTGCATGGTTCTTATTGACAAGGACGAGGTGATGACCGCACTCATGGAGGTAATCGCCGATGGCGATTTACGCCGCGAGTGAGGACTCGGGGCGTGGTTTAGAGAGCTACTGTGATCGGCAGGACGTACTTCTGGCGATGCACGGCATCATGCCGGATGAGAGCGGCGACACATTGGAGGCATTTGCCTCCTCAGCCACGTTGAACAAGTTGCTTAATTCATTGCTTCCAACAACGAAGGCTGATATAGACAGCCGATGTGGTCACGACTTTGACTACCATAGTGGGGTTGGCATTGCCGTTGACGGTAGTGGTAGTGACACTATTGACCTTTCATACTGGGGTTTTGTGCCGCTGTTGGATGTGTCTTCAATCTCTGTGAGCGGCAGGGCGTTGACGCTCGCGGACTACAGTTGGGACGAAGCAGGCATTGTCAAACCAAATGACTACTGGGGTGGATACCCAATCTTCGCGCGGGGCTACCGCAATGTGGTCATGACGATTACTTGGGGCTATAATGCGCCGCCCGTTGACGTAATTCGTGCCCAGGCTAAGCTTGTCGGTATTGAGTTGCTCCATCAGATTTCTGCAGCAAGCGCGGCAGAGCCTGGGATGATTGGCGGGGCCAGCCGCGTGCAGTTTGGCGACTTGACCCTTACTAACTATAGTCGTGGGCGCTACAGTCCAACCATTGACGCTTGGAATGCTGAAGTGGATAGTGTGGTGCGCCGCTACCGCTTGCTGAAGACCAGCCGGGCTAAGCCAAAGATATATGACGCTACTGCTGCGACCAGGCTGAAGCACTTCAGCCG